ACCCCCGACACGCAATCTGTGGCGGAACCTCGTTCCATCCCGCAAGAACGATCCCACCACCCCAAGACACAAGTGCAGACGCTACCTGAGTGCTAGGGTCTTTGCTGTGCTGTGATGCCATGTTCCACACATCATTCAGGTAAATGCCATCACGATCCTCGTTTTCGGGATCGTATTCAAGAAGACTGTCCCAATCACTGACCATTGGTGAATTTCCTCCATTCAATGGCATTGCGAATTTTCCAGTGGCGGGTGTTCAGTTCCTTGACCACCTCTTCAAGCAGCGACACCTTTTCTTTTTGAAAGATGAACTTCTGCGACAGTTTGCAGAGGTCTTCATCAGAGTTCATGTACAGATCAAGATCGTTTCGCAGAATCTTCAGGGGAAACGGCTCCCAACCACGGGTGGTAAGTTCTTCCTGAGACATCTTGCCCGTGTAATATTCCCATTTCACCCGCATCATGCAGTTATAGTCTGCCTCTGCCTTACGCATGGACAGCCGCTCGTCCATGAGAAAGTTCAAGTACTTGCCGTGCAATTGGGGAATCTTCAGCGACTCTAGGTCAAGAGCCGCGTCATCAAGTGCCATGTCTCGCTGTATTTCTTTTCGTATTTCGTCTAGGGTCATTATGAAGTCTCCGTTGCAGGAGTATACACGCCCAACACAACAAGTCAAGACGGAATCACAGAACTTCTATTTCATAACTCCGATACTTGAATGTGCATGATCCAACGAATGGCTCTGGATCTATGACCGTGGAACTGAAGTCAATGGAGGACAGGGTTCGTGGGTAGATATCGTAGAATGTCACATTCAATTTTGGATTTTTAGTGGAGTTCAAAATGATGAGATTTGCGGTGGACACATGCGTGTTCACTGCCCGAAACTCTTCGTAATTTTCAACATTAGTGACTGACCGCATCCAGTTGTATAGTTCAAGCCAATTGCCCATGTTTTCGTCCACCACGAATCCGATAGTCAACTCATCGAAATCAAGTTTGGAGGGACGAGAAATCTGTACGAACGGGGTGGGCATTATCACCTCGCTCATGGTAATGGTTGGCAAGGACGCGCTTTGGCAAAAATACGAAACTTTCGGAAGACGAGTAATGCTGAACCGATAGTAGGTCGGCAGCAGTGGGTTCATGTGCTGCGGATACCGATTCAGTATTCCGTCTTCTATGTCCGTGAAATTGTAAGGAATTGCCATATGAGTATGTATGCCTCCAAACGAAAAGGGGGAGAGGTTTCCCTCTCCCCCGATCCGTAAGGTTGATGCCGTCTATTACGAAGCCACGCCGTGGAGGTTGTCCACGCGGAAGATACGGTAATAGCGGTTGCTACGAGCGTTGAGTGCGCCTGCGCCTGCTCCAGCACCCTCAGCGAAGGGGTTCGCAACCATGCCGTAGCGGGTCTTGAACGCCATCTTGGGCTGGAAGGTGGTGGTGTCAACGGCACGCATCATCTGTAGCGGGACATAGGGGCAGTAGAACAGACCCGCATCGTAGGGGCTGGTTCCCTTGTACCCAACGCAGACGAAGTTGGTGTTCGTGCCGCTGGCAACATCCTGATAGGGGTCGATGTAGACCTTGATCTTGCCGTTGAGCGTACCCGCAAAGGTGTTGCCCGTGTCGTCAACATCAAGGCTGACATTCAGCGCGGGGCTGATGTTCAGGAAGCCACCCATTGCGAGGGCAGAGGCAACATCTGCCGAGCAGATGATGAAGTTGCCCTTGCCGCGACGGGTATCCTTGGCGATCTGATTGCACTCACGCTCAATCTGGAACATCAGACCACGGAACTTTTCCGCGCTCCAACGACCGTCAGAGTCCTGAATGAGATCGTAAACGCCACCGTACTTCGTGCCGTCACCAGCGGTGGTTAGACCACCAACAACGGTCTTGTAGTACAGGTCGCTCTGCTGCGCTCCAAGACGAGCAGTGCGATAGACGGTGCGAACAACCTCGCGGTTGATTTCAGCAAGGATTTCCGTGCTGAGAATGTTGGCGAGTTCGGTTTCAGCATCCAAGCCGTGAACAGCCTTGAGGTCTTGGGCAAGTTCAACGCTGTACGAAGCAGCCAACATGCGGGTTGCTGCCTGTACACCGACGCGCTCAATGCTGAATGCCATTTCCGCAGGGGCATTGGCTTCACCGAAAGCGGTTGTCAGCGGAGAACCGACAGTCAGACCGCTAGCCGATGTGGGGATGTTGGTGGTAGAGTATCCGAAGAACGGATCAACACCGTTGGTGTCGTAAGCAAGCGTTCCGGTTGGGCCGGTGTTACCGGAAGCCGTGCTGCTTGTTCCGTTGGTGTTTGTTCCAGCAGCACCGGAGAAGGTGGCTTGAGGCTCGTTGTAGAAAGCCTCAGTGCCGTTGGGGCCAAGATAACGGCTACGCATTGCGAAGATCAAGCCTGTCGGAGCCGACATGGCCTGAACGCCGCAGATATCGTAAGCCATCAGGTTGGGCATGGCACGGCGAACCAACTGGATCAGAATTGGATCGTAGCCCTTGATGTTTCCAGCACCCGAGGGGCTGGCAAGGGTGTCCATGCCAACGCCGAGGCTTGAGGTTGGGCTTGGGCCTTCAACGAGCATCTGCTCCTTGATTGCCTTCTCTTGGTTCTCCAAGAGGGTGGCAGTGGTGGCGCGACGATGTGGATCCGTGATGGGAGCCATGTCGCTGTGATCAAGAACGGGCTTCCACTTGCGAAGAGCCTGTTCGGTTAGAACCTTATTCTCCATTGTAGTATCTCCTTGTTGTTAACAGTCAGGAAGACTGATTAGGGGTGTAGTAAATTAGTCCTTGGATCGGCTCATGGACTTGATATACGCCTCCATGAGTGGTGATGCTTCAGACTCTTCCTCGTAAGATTCCTCAAGGGAGTCTTCGTTGGATGGTTCGCTGGCAACAGAGGTGTTGCCGATGTTTTCGATGTTCTCGCGCAGAACAGAGAGTTTTTCGGCAAACTGCTCAACCGAATCAAACTCAATGCTTTCCGCGAGGTTGCGGAGTTTCTGAGTTTCGGTGTCGGTGAGTCCTTCTGCCATCTCGCGGAACAGGAGTTCGCAGCGGAGTTGTTCACACTCATCGCTGACTTCCATGTTCTTGCTGACCTGTTCATCTAGTTCAGTCTTGAGGGTTTCGTAATCCTCAACAGTGGACTCAAACAGGTCAAGTTTCTCCTCGGGAACTTCAATGTACGACTCCGCGAACACGCCGCGCAGTTTCTCAATGAAGCCTTCGGTAATCTCGGTGCGAAGACCGTTGCTGACCGCAAGACGGTTTTCCTGCATCCACTCTTCAACCACATAGTTCAGGTACTCGTCAATGCGCTCAACCATTTCTTCGGTGACCGCAAGAGTGTGTTCCTCAAGGAGAGTGGAGTACTTGGCTTGCAGTTCCTCCTCAATCTCCTGTGTACGGGCAACAACCTGAGCCTCAAACAGCGTGGCTGCTTCGGTCTTGAACTCCTCGGTTAGATCCTTGCCAGCAAACAAGGTTTCGATGCTCTCCTTCATGGAGGGCTTCTCAATCTTGCCACTGGCTGCGCTTGGTTTGGGCTTGATTGTACCACGATTCTTGTCAGCACTGACATCCGTGGGTTCAGCAATCTTTGCACCCTTCTTGTTCACATCGTGGGTGATCTTGGTATCGGCATAATCTGAAGCGGCTTCCTTCATGGACTTCTTCTTCAGGAAGGCAGGCTTCTTGTCCTCCTCTTCCTCTTCCTCTTCTTCGCCCTCTTCTTCTTCAGACTCGTCTTCCTCTGACTCGTCTTCATCCTTCTTGGCTTCCTCAATGTCTTCTACTTCCTCCTCAAACACCTCTTCCTCAACCTGTTCGGGTTCGGTGGACTCGGTGTTCTCGGCAAGGAAATTCTCCCCGAGGATTACCTTCTTGATGACATCTTCGATCTTTTCGTTAGCCATGACTGGAGTTCTCCTTTGAAATATGTAGACGCTTCAGAGTCTTGAGATAAAGTCTTTGAACAGGTTCATTGCCTGCTCTTCTAGTTTGCGTGATGGGGTGTTTTGAATTACCTTCTTGTAATTCTCAATGACTACTGGCTTGAGAACCCCGTTTTCCCAAATCCATTCCCGACCTTCCATGATTCCGTTGACGAAAGCGTTTGGCGCAGACGGGTCAGCGACCACATCCACTGCCGCAAGCATGAAGTCTTCCTGTACCACATTTACCCCGTCCTGCTCCTTCAGACTGCCCATGCCACGGGACGAAACGCCTAGTTTCACGCCCTCGTCAATGAGGTTGCGGACAATCTTGCCGTATGGGGTGTCAAGAATCTTGGCTTTGCCGTACACATCGTTCTTCTCTAAGCGCAAGTCCTTGATGAGATGGGACACGCGCTCCAAGTTCACGGTTGGGCCCTCGGGGTGACCCAGTTCGCCCATTGCGCGGTTGGTCTTCACATATTCCTTCTGATACCGATCCAGTTCCTTCTCCATGACGGCAATGGGATACACGCGACCGTTGCGGTTCTTCGCTTCAGCCTGCATGAACACGCCTTCAATGAAGTAGTGCTTCTGACCGTCTTTGGTTTCGGTCAGAATGTTGATGTCCTGAACTGTTTCGGTGATTAGTTTCATCAGTCCTTAGCCTTCTTGTTGTACTGCTTCCAAGCGGTGGCGTACATTACTTCCTTGCCGCGCTTGCCGTACTGCTTGGCGAACGAAGCCTTGGTCTTCTTGGAGCCTGTCATCTTCTCCATGCCCGGAGGCGACACTTCATCAATCTGCTCTGCTTCTTCCTTCATGCTGCCAGCAGGAACGCCCTTTCCAAGTTTAGCCTTGTGACCAGCCTTCTTGATCTCTGCACGGGCAGCGGTGAACTTGTCCTCGCTTGCGCCTGCGGGAACGCCTGTGGTCTTCGCGGCTTCTTCGATTTCTTCTTCCTGAGTTTCTTCGGCTTCTTCGCCCTTTGCCTCAGCAAAAAGATCGGCAGCAATCTTTACCCGCTCCTCGTCCATCAGGACTGAAGCCTTGGCATACAGGGACTTGAAAACGCTTTCCTTAGCGTCCACATAGTTCTTCTCTAGCAGGGCTTTTACGATCTTCTTGTTGGTATCCATGTGTTCTCCTTGTCTGACCTATTTATTTAGATTGGCTATATTTTCCGCGAAATAGACGGGTTTGAAAAATCATTCCTTGGGGTTGCCAAACTCGTCTTCATCCTCGTCACCCCCGACAATTTCCCCGATTGTGATATTTGACGGAGGTGTTCCTGCTCCCTCCTCCGGGGCAGTCGCTGTCCCCGGCTGAGGCACACCTTGGTCTGCCACCGGGGTCTGTGTCCCTTCGGGGGCAACAATCTTGCCCTCTGCCATCTCTTCCTTGATGGCATTGTCGATTTCTTCAATGTCTTCAGCGGTCTGTTTCAAAATATGACGGCGCACGAAATCGCGGGAGTAATATTTGCCAACAAAATCCTCTGCGTCCCGTGCTGTCTGTAGACGATCCTTGAGTACTTCGCTCTCCTTGAGTTCGGAGAAATGCGAGTCTTTGTTGAATTTAAAGGCAATTTTTGGTTCAATGTCCTTCCACTCGTCTTCACGAATGATTCCCTTCAGAATCAACTGTATGCGGAGCAAGTTCAGGAATACCTCAGAGAATTTCATGCGGAGGCGTTCCACAAACTTGAAGAATTTTACTTCGTCCCGACTGATCTCTGATGCACGACCAATATTGAAGCCTGTGCTTTCCTCCAACCGAGTAGTGGGAACATTCAGGGATTGAAATAGTTTCTTCTGGAAGTACTTGACATCTTCCATTTCGCCAAGATTCTGTCCACCTTGCAGGGTGCTGACTTCCGTGCCCTTGCCACCTTCTCGGCGTGGCATCCAGAAATCTTCAAGCATGGACATGTGCTTGCGCTGATCGTTTATCTCACCAGTGGTGGGATCGTACATGAGTTTGTTGCGATATCGCTGCATCAGCCCACGCACATACTCTTCTGCCTTTTGCTTGGGAAGATTTCCCACATCCACATAGAATATGCGCCGCTCGGGGGCACGGGCAAGACGATAGATGATCACAGCGTCCTCAATCATACGCAACTGATTGAGTGCCTTGATTGCTTTGTGTAGATAGCCAATGATCTTCTTGCGCCGAGAATCATACAATCCGCTGTGGACAAAGCAAACAGCATCAGGATTGATCTTCAATCCGTCAAGAGTCATGGTTGAAGACGACTGGTCTTGTTCACTGTAAATGTAGAACTCTTCTATGTCCGAAACCAAGTTTATGCCAAGTGGGTTGGCACTGTTTTCTACGCCTTTGCCTCCCGATGGCATGGGCTTCTTCTTTATCTTGCGAACCTTTCTGATCCGTGTGGGATCAATAGGACGCAATTCCAGTATGCCCTTCTTCTTGTTCTTTTCGTCAATAATGATGTGATAGTAGATTCTGCTGTCCACATACCACTTACGAAACAACTCGTATCCACGGCGAGTAAAGTCAAGCAACTGCATGACTTCGTGGAACTCGTCTTCAATTTTGTCCTTGATTGCCTTGGACTGCTTTACTGCGGACACATCAATTTTCACGGCATCAAGCGTGTCGTTGTACACAATGCTTTCGTTGCAGATGTCAGCGATTGCACTTTCGCACTCCGGGTGAAGTGCCATTTCGCGGTACTTGTAGATTAGTTCAATATCGGATTTTACAGAACCATCAAAATCAACATATGCTCCAAAGTACCCACCCACCTCAATTGGTGTTGCTCCGTCATCGTAGTCAGGAGGCACAAAAGAAACAGGCTTCTTGAGGATGTCCTCCGCAGAAGCCGTGTCCCTTGCGTCCTTTTTGCCAATACTAAAACCAAACAAGTTGATTGCCATGATGAAGATACCCTTTCAGAGTGTATTAGAACCCAATACCGATGTTGATTCCAAGATTCTGTAGGAGGGCATTGAGGTTGATGCCCGAGCCACTGCCAATTGCCGGGATAGCACCACCGGGTGCTGCTTCCCACCAAGAGTAATTGATGGTTACCGGGAATTCTGCAATCTGATCGTTGTTCTCGTAAGACAGGTCGATGGTTCCGACCTCGGACGGGAAGCAACCAACAAAACTGTATGTGCGAAGTGCTTCGCCGTCACGGTGCAGTTGCGTGACCGACCAAGTTGGCATGAACTCCATGAAGTTGCGTGGGGCAACATTGGAGGTGTGCGAATTGAAGATTGCGCTCCAGTTTTCAAATGCAGAACGGAGTGACAGGTTGGAGTCAGAAATGACCGTCAACTGCCAGTCTTGGAAAGTGCGATCACCGGGCAGTTTGATCCGGCGACCACGATACGGAACCTCAATGGTTCCAAGAGATGACGCAGGAATCTGTGCGGCTTTGCACAAGAACGATACGGCTCGGTTGTTTGCAAAGCCGGGAATCGTGCCATTAACCACGAACAGATTTGTGCGTACACCACCGCCTGCAAAGGCATTCACAAATCCTGAAATGTTGTTGGTTGGATCTACTGGCATTTACTTGCTCCTTTTTTTAGCCTCAATATCTATACGATCAGCCACCGACTTCGCTGAAATTCACGCCTGTCTTGGTGGCAATGAAGTTCAACTGGATGAAGTTGATGCTGCGGGTCGGCTTGACAAAGATATCGGCTACAAACTCGTTGCGGTCGATGACTTCGCCAGTGTTGTTGGTTTCGTCGCACACCACCTTGAAGTCGGTGATGCCACGGCGTTGCTGAACCGTCTTGAGGAACGGAACCACAAGGTTCTTGAACTGTGCGCGGGTGAACGCATCGTTCTGTTCAAACAAGAAGAACTTAGATGCGGTGGCAATTGCCTTCTCAAGAATAATGAACAGGCGACGAACATTGATGCGGTCAAAAGCGGATGGCTTTGTCTGCATGGTCTTGTCACCGAACAGGATCACGCCTTCGCCGGGGAACGACACGACAGGATTTACCTGACGGGTGTACAGTTCATCGCGGTGCGCTTCGGAAGACGGGTTGTATGCCAACTTCACAACGCTCTTGACCTGACCACGGTTGAATCCCGCAGGCGAGAACCAAGCCTCGTTGGTGAATTCAGTACGCGCCACCAGTCCTGCAATGTCAGCGTTCAGGGGCATGGGTCGGATGACATTGTTGTAGGTATCAAGTTGATACTTCCAACCGCTGTCAAGAACCGCATACGAAGAGTTGACATTGAAGGTGCTGTCACGGAAAGTCTTGAGGTTGTTCAAGGCTTCGTAGGGCAGGGCATTCACAACATCCGTGGAAGAGGGTGAAGCAAATGCCATGCAGTCCAGACGCTTCTCGCAAACATTGTTGATCACGAGTTTTGCAAGGGTGGGCGAAGCGTTTCCGAGAGGCAGAAGCGAAACATCCACAAGGTCTGCGTCCGCGAAATAACTCCAACCATCGTTCCACCGTTCGCTGTCGGTGGGAGTTGCGTTTGCTCCGTTTCCGAGGGGCAGAGAAACAACATCGTGATTCATCAGACGCGCTCCGCTGATTGCGCTCAACTTTGTCCAGTCTGTCTTGGTAGACAACTGGTTGTCTGTGTTGTTTGCAAGATCGCGTGAAATTGCGTAGATGTAGTTGGACTGCTCACGAATCACATCCTTATAGTAGTTGCCTGAACCGTCACCGTTGCGTGCGTCCTTGGCACGGGAAACTCCCTCAAACTTCTCAAGCAAGGAGTTTGCCGTTCCTGTCCACTTTCCGTCACGATCCATGACGAGAACACTGATCAAGTCACCGGAACCACCCACGCTGTCTGCGTAGTTTGTGGTAGTGGCAACAGTGTTCACAAATTTGCTGTACACGCTCTTGACTTCAAAAGTCGATCCAGCGTTTTGAGCCTTTGGAATGGGATTTTGGAAAATAACCTTCATATAGCCGAAGGCTTCGGAGGTTACTCCCTGATACTCGCCGTTTGCGGGAGTTATATCAACGAAAGAAGAAGTGTTTCCTGCCAAGTTGCGCTGAATGCTTGACACAAGAACGCTTGTGCCGTCTGCAAATCGGATTTCGTCACCGTAAGCAAAATTGTATTTCTCTGCATCATCCTTTACGCAGAAAGTCATGCCAGCGTCACCGAAGGAAACCGGGCTAGCCAGCGTAACTCCTCCGTATGTGGTGATTCCTGCTCCACTAATCACAACCACCCGTAGGCTGTTTCCAAGCGCACCGGGGAATTTTCCGGTAAAGACAACTCCATTGGTTGCGGCTGTGGAAATATTACTGGGATTGGCATCGTATTCGTTTTCGTTGTTGATGTCTATCCCACCAGTAGAACCGCTGATCAGCGCAGCAGAGTTGGTGGCAGAAGAACCCACCACGCGAACCACTTGCATACTGTTGCCGTACTGCAAGAAGTTGGCAGGAGTGAAGAAATCCACATAGTTGGTGGAATCGGGCTTTCCAAAAATTGAAGCCAATTCGGTTTCATTGGCAACAGTCACGATCTGCTTGCAAGGACCCCAATAGTAGTAACCAGCGTAGCCTCCGGGGGTGGTGGCAACAGCAGGAACAATTGTGGTCAGGTCGATTTCTTTGATGCTTACGCCGGGGCTAACTCTGAATCCCATTGTGGTATCTCCTTCGTCTGTGAAGCACGGGGTTCGGTGTCGTTACTTCTACTTGTATGTATTATTTGGATTTTTCTGACGGATCACCTAACAGGATCGTCGCCCCAATTCCAAGCAGTTCCGGTGCTATCCGTGAAGTTTTGTGGTTCTCCGCCATCGTCTATGAATCCAAACGGGGTCATTTCTTCCTCTAAATTTTTCATTTGGTCTTCGTACAGGTCACGCCGAATATCGCTGCCCGTGATATCTTTAAAATATGCCTGTGTGGTAAGCCACCCAAACAGCACCAGAGTCATAACCAAGTCGTCGTGATGGTTTTCTTCTGCCTCGAAAGAATCGCCCTTGGCAACAAACGAACACAACTCGTCCACCACATTAAAGTCTTCAACAATTAGTTTGGAGTCTTCAAGCAGATTTTTCAGAATGGAGCAGCCTATTCGTTTCACTGCACCGGATGTCTTTACGCCCTTCATGGACGATCCGCCGCGACCGAATCCACCGTTCACCACCTGTCCCTTGCGCCCTTGCATCTGCACATAAATGATGTTGTCGTACTCCAATTCATCATGCAGGATGTCTGCAACCTGTTGCCCAATGTCATTGATTTCTATCAACACATACGCATTGTTGTACTGCCGTGCTATGGGATAGATGGCATTGGGGTACAACATGGGCGGGAGTTCGTTGTTCCTGAAGGTGGCAGCAACCCGATACGGCATCTGCGACACATCAATCACGGAGTATGCGTGGTAGTCCTGACCAACGCCTCGGGAGGTATCAACCACTATGACATACTTGTGGTTAGGAAGCGGACGAGCGTACACACGCAACCCTTCTCCATTGGAAAATTCCGGGGTTCGATATGCCATGCACTTGAGTTTTTCTGGATGGACAAGGGTGTGAACCGATCCCAAGAATTCGCATTCAAACTCTGTTCGGAACTGCTCTTCCGATGTGTTTGAGATGGTCTGCTTTTTCCACTCGTCATCACGACCGGGCACATCGCTCCAATGCACCTCTATTGGCACATACTCGTTTTTTCCTTCTTCTCCCAGTCGCTTGTTGGCATTCACCCACAGGCGGTAAAACATATTCAAGCCCTTGGGGGTGGACACGATGATGACCTTGGTTTCCTTGCCGCTTGTGATCGTGGGGTACACCGATGAGAAGAACTCTTCTGCGACATTCTGCGGCACATACGCAAACTCGTCCAACATAATGCAGTTAAACGATCCACCACGAACAGCGGACGACGATGTTGCTGCGGCAAGCACCTTGGAGCCGTTCTCCAACACGATTGAACCCTTGTTCCACTCCACCACACCCTGCTGCAACCACAGTGGCAAGTACTCGTAGGCAAGTTTCAGACGACCGAGCAGTTCACGGGCAGTAGCCAGTTTGTTGGCAAGAATGGCTACGCTCATGCTCTGGTTGAAAAGGATGTAGTGGAGCAAAGACGCAACCACTGTAGTGGACTTGCCGCTCTGACGGGGAAGTTTGGCAATCACGAATCGGTTGTTGTGTATCTTTCGAACAATATCCTCTTGAAAATCGTATGGCTCAAAAGGAACCAAGCCCTTGTCCAACGACACGATCTTCACATAATTCTTGATGAAGTACAGGGGGTCTTGGGAACACTTCACATACTCCTCAATCTGCTTGGGCGTGAAATTGATGTTCACTCCCGCTGCCTTCAGGTTGGAATTTCCCAAATAACTTTCGCTTTTGTTCATGGGGATTCCACCTTTCCAAGAATCACACCTTTGTATTTCAAAGTGAACGGCGCACCAACAGCAAGAACAGCATTTGTCTTTTCCGTTGGACTGTACTCAACAATCTTGCAGTAATCATGTTCCACGCTTTCACGGGTGATTCCCCCTTTGCACGATGCACACAGGGACGAATCGTATATCCGTTTTGCTCTGGTATACCACCCAAAAAGCGCACTTGGCGCACGGCAAATTCCTGTGCGGGAGTCTTCTCCTGCGTACAGGTGCTTCAACAAATCAAGGGGAGATTCGAAAATCAGTTCGTCCATCTGATCACCCACCGAAAAACATAAAATGACAACAACCCACCCCCGTACACAACTGGAATCTGCCACACGCAACCAAACAGCAGAGAAACCCCCGCTGCAATCCACACCCCAAAGCAAACAGGACAGGAGAACAGTTTCACGAAGAAACCGGGACGGTGCGTAAGCATGAAATCGCTGTACTGCAACTGCGGATCGTGTTGCTTGAAATCCAAGTATTCACGAACCCGCATGGGAACACACACAAAAGGAATACGAGAACCGTACTCGTAGACGGCATTTGTGCCGTACAGAATCCAAAGCAAAAAAGCAGTCCACGCTAATGCCAAAACCATGAGTTCACCTCCAGCAGTATTTATTCGGATGCCGGATCGACAAATGCCTTGTTCGTGGAACGGGCACTGTTGATGATGTCCTGCAATTCTCGGGTTGATCCCACATAAATGGCATTGTTCGTGGTGTTGTTCGTCGTGGTCTTCGTGTCTTCTTTTCGTATTGCCTTCATCTGATCGTGCAGGCTCAACAGATCACGATTGGTTTCAGATAGTGTCTTTATCATCTGTGCCACCACCTCATACGCTCGGGGAGAATCGCCTTCCTGTGCCACTGCAAGCACACCGTCAAGGGCATTCTTGCCTGCGTCAACCAGTTCACGCAGATTTCCCCGCACGGTGTCGTAGTCGTGCTTCAGGTCACGGGCAAGCCCCTCTTCAGTAAGGGGAGCAGACGGTATCCTGACAACGGGCATACGCTGATCAGATTCGGACTTCAGGATTTCGCTGCCAGCCGACTCCGTTGGCGGCAGTCCGAGTGCTGTTTCAATATTGGAAAAACTGTCAGCCATAGAATGCTCCCATGCTCTGTGTTACACCCGAAGAATCAAACCACCCAACAGTGACCCCGGCTGCAAGCGTGGTTCCGCTGTGGTATTCGAATATCTTGGCATACGGATCGTAGTTGTACTTGCTTGAACTTGCACCGCTTGGGCCAGAGATTCCAATGAATATCTTTGCAAGGTCTGCTGCTGTTGCGCCCGATCCCGTGTATCCGGCAGTGTAGCCGCTGTCGTAATACGACATGTCCAAGAAACGGGGAACCACCTTCCTGATCTCGCTGTAGGTCTTTGTTGGGCCAAAGATGTAGGTCTTCATGGTGAAGTTCAGCGTGAATATGATGGAACGCCGCGTTTGAAAGTCTCCCTCGTATTCTTCCTCCGATGTCACGGAATTCAAGTAGATGGGAACATCCACCTTTCGGTTCACATCATCGAAATTCATGGTGGTCACGAATTCAGGCGCAAAGTACGGCAGAATCTGCTCTACTATCTGCAAACCATCGTCCATGTTGCGGGTATAGATGTACAATCCGAAATCTATGTTGTACGGAACCTCCGCAAAGGTGTACTTCACCGCTGCTGTCTGCGTGTCGCGGACAATATTTTTCTGTAGGCTGTTGCGCTTGCGGGTTGGATCGTATGCAAATCCCGTGATCTCAAATGCCATTCGTGGCAGCGTGATTTGCATGGGGTTCTGCAAGTACGGATCGCCTGCCAAACGAACCTTGTACTTTTCCTTTGGAGCGTAGGCAATGGGCACTTCGATGTATTTTGTGCCTGCGGACTCTTGGCGAGATATGGTTACCTGATTGAATATGGAACCAAATGCCACCACCATCTTGCGTATGGAGCCGTTGTAGAATTGGGTAAACATCAGTACAGCCCCTCGGAGAACGGATCTTTCTCGGTGAAATCGAAGATTTCGTCACGATTGGCTTCAAGATCAAGTGCTTCGTTGTCCTGTATTTTGGCATTGGTTGTGCGGATGTTGGTATCCGTAACTGCCGTAATGGGATACGATGCTGCACTTGTCTTGCCAACAATGGTGTCGCCCACCTCAAACTTGCCGCTGCTGATGTTAACCGTAAGGTACTTGATCGGCGGATCGTCATTCGTGACCGTGTACGCATCAACATAACCTACCGCATGTGGACTGCTGACGCTTCCTGCGTACACTTCTTCTCCCTTCGTGTATGTGCCGCTTCCGCTGCCAAGGGTGAACCGTTTCTTGTAGGTGGCAACTGCCTGCACCACCGAATCCATGTCGCTTTCACCTGTGTCGATCTCTTCCTGCGTGTACTTGAAGGCTTCGCAATACAGTTTAAACGAATACCGTTGCCCCAATGGATAGAACGGATTGTCGTGTTCCACAAACTTGATCTCAAACAGATTGTACGGATAGTCAAAATAAATCAGATCGCCTTCGCGTGGACGACCAAGATCACGAATGGACAAGTTGTGTCCCATGACTTCCAAGAATCGTCTTTTTGAAACAATGAATGTGCAGTTCTCGCGGATGTCTAACCCGAACCGCGTCATGTCGCTTTCGCCGTCAAACCCTTCCGCATTCTCCATGTACATTTCAATCCGATTTGCATCATTGAAACGCGAGACTTCCTCACCAAATATCTTGTCGTCCTTCACCGTGTCCCGTGGAATGTACACCATTTCGTGACCGTGGATTTTTATTGCTTCCGTGGTCAGCGATTCCAAGAGAGCCTGCTCTCCCGTTACATTCCTGCGAAAATACGGGTTTACTGCCATGCTTTATCCTGTGATGAAATCGGGTGGCAATTGGTACTTGCTCTGCACATCCTCTTCCAGTTTGGAGAGTTCTTCCATTGCTTCTTGGTAAATCTTGGAGCCATTGAAGGTGACATTTCCCGGCAGTGGCATCCCTTCGTACTTGGACAGATTCACTCCCCACTGCCGCTTGATGAGGGCAATGGTGTACTTCTTGAGAAAATTGTCGTTATAGATTTCCGTGGCAACTTCAGGATCGTTGGCAGTATACGCTTCAATCAACAGGTATGTTCCTGCAAGCATGTCAGTGGTGGTGGCATCAAAATACAGCCGATTGGTCACACGATTAAACCTTATCTGCTTTTCGGGATCAAGAAGTTGTTGCAGCAGTTCAATGTACTGCATGGTGGACACATAGTAGTTTAGGTTGGTCTGCCCGGTACGCAATCCGTAGAAGTCGTTCAATGCCAACTGATACCGGATGTTGAAGATGTTGTGTGTGGAGATGTTGAAGCCCATCTGAAATATGCGATTAATGGTCAGGATGGACGGGTCGATGGGGGTGGTGTCTATCCACTTGCGGGAAATGTCTTCCGCAGTTAATGGGTAGGTGTAATACATCTTCGTACCGCCGTCGTGATGCCACTTGGCAAAGTACTGCAAGGCTTCGTCTATGCGGTCTTCTACCTGTGAGTCTTCGACATTCACCTCAATGACAGGCTGACCCAATGCCCGGAGGCAGTAGTCCTTGAGTTCTTGTCGTGTGGTTGGCTTGGCCATGCAGTCTCCTTTTCAAGTATTTAGACTCTACGGAGAGCCGCACGATCATGCTGAATAAATGTCAAGCAAACACAGCAACACTGAAATTTCTTGGATTGTAGAACGCACCATCACCAGCACCTTTGAAAGCCACATAAAAAGTACTTGCCGTGGGTGCTACCCTAGCATTAGACGCATTGGTATGCAATTCCGCACAAAGTGTTCGATTGCTTCCATCCAACGATGTGCTTACAACAACGGTATATGTTGCAGTAGGCATATTTGTAGTAAAATCAAACTTGAATACTCCTCTTGCGTTTTGAGTGACTGTTAGATTTTCACTATCTTGCGATACTATAACTGCACTTGCTGCTGTAGAAGCAGCAGCACTATCGGTGTTTACAACCGCTGAAAACGCACGACAGGCATACATTGGAGCAGAACCGCTTGGAGTAAGGGTGGCATTTGCAACTTTCAGTGAGGATGCGATTTCCACTGAACCATCACCACGAATAAGCATTGCTGGTGCTGATCTAGCATCGGCAGTGAGTCCAGTTGAACGATTAATCAGATCAATGTTTAGTCTGTTGTTTGATGGGGTTGCGTTTCCTGTTCCTGTTGTCCACACCTTGAAGGCATTTGTGGAGTTCTGCGAGAACAGTATGCCACCCCAACCATCGTCATTGCTGTCTGATGTGAAATCCGCAGCGTAATCAGTTATGCTGCTATATCCTCCATCACCAACAGTAAGTGTTGCGGTTGGGTTTGTTGTTAAGATTCCAACATATCCGTTGGAGGTGATTCGCATCCGTTCCACATTTGAACTTCCGTCAGCAGGAGTGGTGAAAAATTTCAGGAATCCGCTGTGGTCAGTCGTGCCCTCGTTTCCTCCATCAATGTATCCGCCTGCAAGTGTGACACCGGATTGGGAATTCCGCGAACCAATACCAATTCGTCCGTATCGTTCAGCCGCAACCGAAGACCCGTCGTCCCATACGAAAATACCAGCACCTGTTCCACCAACCAGTAAACGATTGTATCCAAAAAAAGCACTACCTGTCGGGAATACGCCCCTGTCGCTGATGGACACCGTGCCACGCACATCAAGTTTGGCTACGGGAGATGTTGTTCCAATTCCAATTTCACCATCAGCAGTCAACCGCATCTTCTCCACATGTCCGATGGCAAACATGAGATTGGTGGCAGTTGTGTTGTAACTCTCATTCAACACAATACCTTCGCTTGTTGCGGTCACGAACAGTCTTGGGCGATAGTCCGATCCACTCGAATTGTTTGATATAAATGACGCAAGAGTGATTCCCGCTGTTGTAGCAGCGGTAACAGGCACAGTGCTTACCACGCTGAATACGGCATTACCCCCGCTTGGCTTAACTCCATTGTCTGAAACCCGAGAAGTTCCATCAACATGAAGGGTTGCAAGTGGACTTGAAGTTCCTATTCCTACAAGACCATCACTTCCCACTCGTACCCGCTGAGTAGCGTTGGTGGAAACAATCAGCGGATCGCTGTCGCTCTGTGGTTGGATGTTGCTTGCCTTTAGTGTACTCATCGTTTTCTCCGTGTCAGGTCAGCGATTGCAGTTCGTTACGCAGGGCAATTGCCTGTGTGTTCAGCCCGTCCAAGTATGCCGTGTCGCCCTCTGCAAGCGGACGAATGCGCCGTGCGTCAAGTGCTGCCAGTTCTGCTTTGATCTGTGCAATGCGTGGATTGGGGAGAGGGTCGGCAGGGAGTGGGGTATTTCCCGCTGCACACCACGCCAAGTACTGTGCATAGTCGGTGTTCAGTGGGTCGGTTGGAATCACTGCGCCGTCGTCTACGCGGAGAACATGAGTGGCACGATTGAATAATTTGTAGTTCATCGGGGGTTCCTCACAGTTCTGCTGAGTAGTCAAATCCAGCAGCCGTACTGTTGTTGAATTGGAAGGATCCTGTTGTAGTAACTGTTACATGCATAATATAGTTGTGGTTGGAGTACGCTTCTCCGTGTACTCCTGTTCCGCTTGACGCAGAACAGTTGCTGAATGCAAATGCTGCGGGGTTGTATCTTGTCATTGTTGGTATTGCTCTCATGGGACGGAGCAGGGTTAGTGTCTGCACTACTCCTGCTCCAGCAGCACCGTATCCCGCAAAGTTTTGGTAAATGTTTCTCTGAAAATATCGCTGACACAACGCCAGTTCTGTTTCATACGGACGGTGTTCAAACGGAGTGGCAACATTTCCAAGTTCCCACTGCACACCAGTAATGTCCAAGTATCCGCCCGAGTATCCGGTTATTTGCACTCCTGTTCCGTCTGTGTACGGAGAATACGACAAATACACTCCATCACGGGTTAGCCATGTGTTTCGGGTTCCGTATCCAGATAGTCCTGAACCAAGATTGAAACCTAAATACGCAAATCCCCTAGAAGCAGTGTTGTCCACAAGAGTTGTAGGAGCAATATCATAAGTCCATCCCGTGCTAGTGGTGTCTCCGGGAATAGTTACAGTCTTGTACTCCCATGTGTCTGCGGAATTTATCGTGTACGGGAAAAGGTATGATCGGGTTCCGCTTGGATACGAACCTATTTGTCCCTCAAATGTTCCGGTTTGGTTGGAACGAACCCAAAATGACACGGTTGATGTTTTTGCAGTGGATTTGCCGTAATCAAAATCCATTAGTGTGGACGCTTCAATAGGCTGAAAGAATGACGAAACTGATGTGTTTGCATACGAACCGCCTGCGACTCCACCCGCAGTGGCTCCGCTCAGAATGCGGCAGTAACGAGTAAATCCCTGTGGGGGTGAAACAGTCAAGCCGCCATAGAACTGGAATGTGATTCCCGGACTTCTTTGGAATTGCCATCTGTCGTATAGTTTAGAGGTGGTCGGGGAAGAAATACTTACAGGGCCTGTAGTTGGACCAAATCCGTTGATGTTTGGATTGGTGGTGGTTCCGCGCTGATTCACGATCATGCTGCCGTTAATGACACGGTTTCGGAACATGAACGGAGAAGCCATTACTGCTGTTCCACTCACCGAAACATTTCCGGCAACGGAAAGTGAAGCACCGGGAGTAATAGTTCCTATTCCCACATTTCCTTCTTTGGTGATGGTCATGGCAGTTATACCATCATGTACAATATTTGATGATCCAGTAGACTCTCTGACCTGTGTTCTGTTGTTAACGACGAAATACAAACTTCCGTTGGTTTGCCCTTCCCCGGCAACAATCCAGTTCAAACCATTATTTCCTAATTGCAGGTAATTCCAAGCAAGTTTGGAAGAATAACTCAATCCAATAGCACCATCTCCGTAACGAGCCATGAAATAATTTCCTGGTCCAACCGTAGCATTACCCGAAATTGAAGCAGAACCACCCATGAAAGTGGTAACTGCATCAACAGTCACGGTTCCTGCGGTTGAGCCTACGGGTTCGATTCGGTTGGTCTTGATTGTACTCATGGTGTTCTCTTATTTAGCCTTTAGTTCCGCGATTTCCGCTGCCTGTGCGTCCACGATGCCCTTGAGTTCCTGAACGGACTTCACCAATACTGCTATGATTGCGCGATCACTGTAGTTCTTGAATTTTTCTGCTGTTTCCGGTTCGGGTGATGCCTCGGGAATGACTGCTGCCACCTCTTGTGCCACAAATCCCAGTTCCTCGTATGGATGGGCAAAGGGTGAGTCATCGTTCCAGCGATAGTAGGTGGGCAACAGGCGGGAAACCTTGTCCAAACCGCTGTCAAGTGAGCGTGTTTTGGTCTTGTGGCGACCGTCTGATGCGCTTATAACTCCGGTGGAAGAGGTGGTGAGCGTTCCCGCTCCATATGAGTGAAATGTGATTGTTCCTGTTCTGGCTATGGTCATTTTAATTGTTTCGGCTGTGGTTGCCGTACCGCCGTTGTTCGTGAAGATGTTTATCTCTCCACCACCATTTGCACCACTTGACGGTGAAACGCAAGTGATTGCCGCTTTTATCTTGTTGTCATTTGCCTGACCTCCTGCCACAAAGAAAATTCGTCCAAATGTGGTGTTTGTCGTTATTGCAGATGATGCCTTTGGGTTGTTTAGTTCTATGCGACCGTCTGCTGAGTCTGTATCGGTTGCTCGTCCAATCAAGGAAAGAACAGACGAATACTGTGTACTGCCTGTATTATTCGTGTATGATTGCGGGGACATTCCACTAGTCAGTCCTATTCCAACCTGACCGTATTGGTCAATCCAAAATCGGTCAACATATGTTGATGGATGGGATCCAAGTCTGCGATCAAGTATGCGAAACATCTTTACGGAATTGTTGGTCTGTGCCAAAATTCCCCAGTCCGCTCCATTCACATACTCATCTGTCAACCGGATTTCTGCCTGCGTGTATCTTGGCCCACCATATACATGAAGTGGAGCAATACCAACAGTAGCACCAACCACAACGCTGCCACCAACAGGGTTCAGCGCAAGAGAGCGTTGTGTATTGTCTGAATTTTGCACTTGCAGCCAAGCAGCACTGACCCCGCTGTTCCCAAAAAACAGCGTAGTGTTTCCTGCACTGGCGCGAATTGAGGCATTTGCCCGGTTTCTAGTGGTCGTGAATGTGTTGAGTTGCGGGTCAAGCAAACCAGAGTTTGACGCACTGACAACTTCCAAATCCACATTAGGCGTTCCGCTCACGGCAGAGCCAATAGCCAACTTGCCATTAAAGTTTGACGCACCACTGACCGTAAGCGAACCGCTGAATGTGCTGCTCACAGTGCTTGAAACCGTCATCACGCCGCTTGGGGTGATACGAATGCGCTCGGTGTCTGCCGAGCCTGTCTTCAAGATCAGGTTGTTGGTTCCAAGTGTTGGTTGAATTGAATCAGACTTAATGGTACTCATGGCTTCCTCTTATAGAATTACCAGTGATCCGCCGCTTTCAACGGTCAGTGTTGCACCGCTTGCAACGGTGAGCGTTCCGCTCATAATTGCATTTTCCGTGCTTCCGATTGATCCGCACACACCCGCAGGCACTGTGATGTTAGAGTTAACAAAGAATCCGCCGCTAGGAATGCGAATGTCTCCAACCACCTCAAGTTTTCCACGCGCCGTGTTTGCTCCGGTTCCGCGTATGATGCGCGGACCAATGTTCTGCCCTGTTACACCAATACCCACATTTCCCAACACATACGCGCCGCCGCTCACACCAAGAGTTCCTGCGCTGTATCCTGCGGCAGTGTTGTAGTGGAACAGGAAACTGCTTGTTGCACCGGGTGCGCCGCCTTGGTT